ATGTTGTTAAGTTAGTTCCGCCAATAATCTTAATGCTTTCGCCTTGCTTCACAGTTCGTAATGTGCTGTCATCGGCACCAATTGCGAACACGTTGTTTTCTATGTTTGTAAATCTTGTTGTGACTGTTGCCGCAAAGTTAGCATCATCATTTAAAGCGGCCGCTAATTCGTTAAGAGTATCTAAGGCGCCTGGAGCACTGTCAATTAAATTAGCAATCGCTGTATCAACTTCTGATTTAGTGTATGCATCTGTTATACCATATCCTGATATCGAAGTTGGTTTAGATGTAAGCGAAGCAAATGCTCCGTCGAATGTGCTGTAGTCTGTGCCTGCTATTGCGGCTGAAATGTTGCCTGCACCGTCTGCTTTTACAATTCCTGTAATAGCACCCACAACAGGATCTGTTTCTGTATAACTTGTTAGATATGAACTTAGATCCGGACCTGTAATAGTAATGTTGCCTTCAGCGTCACTTGCTGTTGTAACATTTTGTGATCCAATAAATTTAATAGTTTCATCTTTGGTAACTTCACGTGTTGTTGAATCATCTGCCGCAACATTAAATCTAAATATGTCTGCACTTGTAATATAACCAGCATCATTAACTAGTGTTGAAACATTATCACCTGGTTGTGTAGCACTGTCAGCCAAAGCACCCTGTGCTGATGTTGCCGCATCTGTTATGCCATAACCTGATAATGTGGTTGGTGTTCCTGTAATAACTCCCCAAGTTTTATCCTGTGTAAATGAAACAGTAATATTGCCTTCTGCATCACTTGCAGTTGTTACTTCTCCACCCCCTAGAATTTTTACATCTTCGCCTGCATTGACATCACGCATTGTAGAATCATCAGCACCAATTCTCCAACTGAATGTTTGTGGAACTTCTGCGGCTGTGATGTATCCTTTGTCATTTGTAAACTGCGAAAGATTGCTTGGACCAGTAATAGTAATTACACCATCTGACAAACTTGTTGTTATATTTGTACCACCAACTATCTGTATGGTTTCTTGAGAATTAATAGGTTCAACCGTAGAGTCGTCAGCGGCAATATTAAATTTGTAAGTTCCTGCTAGGCTAGGTAAGTCTGTTAAATCATTGTATGAACCTGTTGTTGCCACTGTAGCAAAGGCAACATTGCTTGCACTTGTAACCAAACCTTTTGCGTTAACCGTAACTGTATTAAATGTTCCAACATTTGAATTTACATTGTCAAGTGTAAGAGTAATTGTGCTTGCTCCGCCAGCAACCACTCCACCTGTGTTACCACTTAGATCACCATCAAAGGTTAGGTTTGGTCTATTTGATAAATCGTTGTAACTACCTGTTGTTGATACTGCGGCAAATCCTGCTTCTGTGATTGTTCTGTTTATAAAACCGCCTGAATTCCATTGTAATAGTTCTCCGTCACCGATGCTTGAAAGAGCAACATCACTTAGGTCATCAATGCTTTCTGCGGTAATATCCGAAATAAATCCTGATGTGCTGTTGTCAAAGTTTGATAGATCATCGTCGCCTGTAATAGTTACAGCACCTTCTGCGTCGGTTGCTGTTGTTACTGTACCTGCTCCTTTGAATCCTAACTGCTCGTTGGCTCCTACAATTCGTACCGTAGAATCATCCGCAAATACTTCAAATGTACCTACGGCATTAGATAAAAACTCTGCGGCACTTTCTACTTCAAGTATAATTTTGTCAGTATTTTCGTCAACACTGATTTTCATGCCAGCACCAGCATCTAAGGTAAGTGTATCGTTGTCTGCGTCTGCGACCACCTGTCCGTTAGTGCTTGCGCCTTTTGTGGCTACAATTCGACGAAATGAATCAATTACTTTTACTGACATATTTTATGGATCTCCTACGTGTATTTACCGTAGATAAAAGAATAGGGGCACCGTTTCTAGCACCCCTATTCCGCTCTCTAAATGTAGTCTATATTATGTGTACCGCCTATGGCGTGAAAGATTCCATTCTAATCTGTTGTTTTTGTTATTGATAAAGTGTTGTTGATAATGTGGTATTTACTTGGTGTAGTAAGGATCAACTGTAGAATTAGGGTCATCTTCTCCTTCTACGGCAAGCACTTCTGGAACATAATGCTTCATCATGTTTTCAATACCAAATTTAAGTGTCATTGTGCTACCAGAACAGCCTGAACAAGCACCGCTCATTGATAACTTTAATACACCATCATTAAAGTCTATAATGCTTACGTGTCCACCATGACTTGCAACCGCTGGTGCTACTTTGGTATCCAAATGATGCTGTACTTCTTTTAGAATTTCTTCTTTTGTTCTTTCTGTCATTGTGTTCCTTTAAGTGTGCAACTTTTCTGTTGCCAGGTAAGTTGCCAACCCCGTAAGATTACGCCGCTAGACGTAGATCTTCAGATGCAAAGTTTTCGTTTGCGTTTATAGTTTTTGGACAAGTAGCGTGAGTCTCCCCACATATGCTCGGTCGTTCCTTACCGGTAATCTCGTTCATCCTTAACAAGCCAGTCGAATCCTATATCACCCCCTCAAAGCACACTCTGTGAATGTGTTTTAAGTGAATGGTGGAGGTGCCCGGAACTGCCCCGGGGTCCTGCTCTTGTGACATACGATGCTGTCAACAATTACACTTATATTTATAGCACCTTTTTTACTGTTTGTCAATTTATAAAGTGCGTGTTTTTAAACCAAAATGATAACTAACGTCTAAGAAAAATATCAACCAAGGAGATTTATGGCAAAGATGCGTACATTTACCTTCACGGACGGTGACAAGGTAGAAACTAGAGAAGCAGTAAGTTATAAAAAAGCGGTGCTATCATTCCAGAGCGGAACAAAAAGTACATCTGTTAAAGTAGAGTGGGAAGCCAAAAAAGGCGGTATCTACGAAATGGTGCAACAATTACCTATGGGTAGAAAAATAAGACAAGCCGCGGCGGCAGAAAAGAAAAGAGCCTTACTAAAGGCCAAGGCGGGAGCATAACATGGCTGGAATAAAACAAAGAGGACCGCAATCAGTAAACAACAAAAGAACACGAATGAGAGATGGCGAACTAATTGAAGTGAATCCTGTTCGTTACGTTAAATTTGGTGGTAGCAGTATTATGGCAGGATGCTGGGCCGATACTGGTGATATGATTGTTGACGAAAAAGGTAAACCTATACCATTCAAAGCAATTTAACCACCAGCAAATACATTTGGTGATCCAGCGGCTACGCTTGTACAACTACTGATAGCATCACCTATTCTTCCACAACCTTTTCCATTTATAAAAACAGTGGTGCTACCTAAAGCAATAGGAGCCGCATGAGCAGGACACGGTGCACCTGGCAATAGATGAGTTGTGTTAACATCACCTTGTCTGCTTACTGGTATTCCGTTTACAAAAACATTAGGTGAGCCAACTGCTCTAACCATTCCTGAACAGTGTGGAACATCTGCGTCACCAATTCTAGTTACTGCTGGCATTGCGTTCAATCTCCATTAGTTGTTGTAGACGAGCATTCCATAACCCTATTTCTTCGTGCTGTTCTTCTGTGTGTGGGTCGGGAGGAATAACAGGAACAAATTTAATTACTCGTTCAAATCGCTCTGGAACATCATCCCACGAATGAACAGTAACCATTTCTCCATCTACTAAAAATACAAACTCGTGCATACGAGTATTTATTTTGTTCTTAGAGCGTCACCTAGGCCTGCAGGAGCAGTAACCAGTCCTGATGTTTGTGATTGATATGCATCAGCAAAGTTTTTTGCTGTTTTCTTGACTATTACAACAGAATTATTATGAAACTTATAGTTTTTGTCAGGTTCTGTTGTAAACATATATTGTTGCAGTCCAACACCCTGCGGACTCATTACAAGTGTAAGCGGAGTTTTAATTGTAAGTCCATCAGAATCTTCATTCATTAATTTACCAACAATTTCTTCTCCTGTGGTAAGTTTTAAAGATACAACATCACCGTTCTTGTATGGAGTCTCGATTAGCATTATAAAGTATGTCCTGTTCCTGTATAATTATGTTCTTCAAGATATTTGGTAAAAGCATCATAACCGCCAATCTTTTGTCCATTGATAACAATTTGAGGTACTGTTCTAGCGTTAGGAAACTGTTCCATTAATTCTTCCCTAGTATAATCTGTACCTAAACTTTTGTAAGAGTATTTAAATCCTCGAGTCTCACAAAGGTTCTTTGCTTTGTCGCAGAATGGACACTGAGGTTTTCCATAAATTTCTATCATAGTTTAAAGTCCTTAAATGTATCTTTACTTATATCTTGTTTAACACCACCGATCAAATATGACTCAACTTCTGTTTCCTGTGGAGCAACCTGTAAACCCGCAGAACTTAACCAATGCTGTGTCCATGGTAGAGGATTAGTGTTAAGTGGGCGATCATAAATCATATTCAAGCCTAAGGCTTTTAGTCGCTTGTTGGCAATAAACTCAACATAAGCGTGTAGCAAGTTTGAATTCAATCCGATCATTGATCCATCCTTGAAAAGGTAATCCGCCCAACGTTTTTCTTCTTCAACACACTCACGCCATAGATCATATACTTCAGGCTCAAGTTCTTTTGCGATCTTTTTAAAGTCTGGATCGTCATCACCCTTTGCCCAATGCTTTAGGATATGTGTTGAAAGGTTAAGGTGCGTTGCTTCGTCACGTGCAATCAGTGAAATAATCTTTGCTGAACCTTCCATAAGTTTTAATTCACCAAACGCAAAAGTACAAGCAAATGAAACATAGAAGCGTAATCCTTCTAGAATGTTAACAGTCATCATTGCTTTGTATAATGCTTTCTTAACATCATACATATCGCCTTTGCCATGTTGGAAATATTGTGTAGCAATATCAGTGAATTGATCATAGTGTTTAGTAACACTAACGGCACGTTCAATAATTCTTTCGTCATCTAGGATAGTGTCAAACACTTCACTAGGATTGGCATATACATTTTTTACAATGTGCGTGTACGAACGGCTGTGAATAGTTTCAAAGAAGTCCCAAGCAATAATACAACCTTCAAGTTCTGGATTAGAACAGTAAGGCAAGAAAGCCAAACAAGGTCCTCGACCCTGTACGCTATCAAGCAGAGTTTGATACTTCAAATTAGAAGTAAAGATATGCTTTTGTTCTGCACGAAGTTCTTGATAATCACCTCTGTCTTTTTGTAGACTTACTTCTTCAGGACGCCAAAAATAACCAAGCATAGTTTGATTAAGTTTGTCATACTCTGGATACTTAAACACATCATATCTCTGTGTGTTTTGATCGGCTCCAAAAAACATATACTCTTTGGTGAAGTCAATCTTCTCTCGATTAAAAACTGTCTTGCTCATTCTCTGTGATTGTTCCTTTTTCTTCTTTGACATAAATTCCTAAATAGCACAGGCGTCACAGTGTTCTGGATCGTCTGTTACCGGTTGGCCATCACCGTTTGAATGTCCATTGACACCATTAGTATGACCGTTAGTTCCATTTACCATTGTAGCATCTTTTGCTGATGTGTCAACTAACGTTTCTTCCAATCCAGCCGGTTGAACATTATCTTCTTCACCTTTAAAATCATAAGTGTTTTGATAGTAACTTGTCTTCCAACCCATCTTATAAGTTGTTAACATATCTTTCATCATAACACTCATAGGCACTTCGTTATTTTCATACTGCAAAGGATTATAACTCCAGTTGCCTGAAATTGCTTGATCAAAAAATTTCTGCATTACTGCAACAATATTAATGTATCCTTCATTGCCTGGCATATCCCAAAGCAAAGTATAAAAATTCTTTAACTGCTGATAACCTGGAACAATCTGCTTAAGAGGCCCTTTTTTGCTTTTCTTAACGGACAAGTATCCTCTAGGTGGTTCAATTCCATTTGTTGCGTTCGACACAACGGAACTGCTTTCCGATGGCATCTGTGCGGACAATGTTGAGTGCCGTAACCCGTGTTCCTTGATGCTCTTTCTAAGACCAGTCCAATCATGATTTAGTTTCTTTCCTACGATTTCATCTACGTCTGTTTTGTAAGTGTCGATTGGCAAAATGCCATCGCTGTATTTGGTTCTGTTAAAGTATTCGCAAGGGCCTTTTTCACGTGCAAGGTTGTTGCTGGCTTTAAGCAGATAATATTGGAAACTTTCTGTAAGATCGTGTACAAGTTTCCATGCTTCTTTATCGGAGTACTTGGCTTTGTGTTTTGCCAGATAGTGTGCTAATCCGATATAGCCAATACCTAAGGATCTACGAGCCTTTGTGCTGATTTCAGCGGCCTTAACTGGATAACCTTGATACTCAATGATTTCTTCCAGTGCTCGTACAGACAAATCACACAGTTCTTCAAGTTCTGCATTTTCTTTATTAAGTGTTAATGCACCCACGTTAATAGCAGAAAGAATACACAGTGCAATCTCACCGTTTTCATCATCAATGTGTTGAATAGGTTTTGTTGGCAGTGTAATTTCCTGACATAGGTTGCTCATGTAAACAGGATCCTTAAATGAACTGTGATTATTTGCGTGATCAACGTTCATAATATAGATACGTCCTGTTTCAGCACGTTCTTTTAACAATGAAGAAAATAGTTCGTGTGCATCAATTTTCTTTTTGCGAATTGATGTTTTACGTTCATACTGTTCGTATAACTCTTTAAACTTTTCATTATCTCCAGAATAGAAAGCATCATACAATCCAGGAACATCATGAGGCGAGAACAGGGTAATTTCTCCACCGCTCAACAACCTTTCATACATTAATTTGTTCAACTGAATTGAATAGTCTAACTTACGCACACGGTTGTCTTCGGTACCTTTGTTATTTTTTAAAACTAGAATATCTTCAATTTCATAGTGCCATAATGGGAAATGCGTAGTAGCACTTCCACCACGTACACCATTTTGTGTGCAACTTCTTACTGTTGCTTCATAAACTTTTAGAAAAGGAATGACTCCTGTGTGTGCTACTTCTCCACCACGGATCTTGGAATTGATTGCCCTAACACGCCCGGCATTGATTCCGATTCCTGCTCTTTGAGCAATGTAATAACCGATTGCACTATTAGAACTAAAGATACTAGGAAGAGTGTCGTCCACATCAACAAGAACACAACTGGCAAACTGACGAATAGGAGTACGCACTCCTGCCATGACAGGTGTGGGAATGTTGATCTTAAAAAGTGAGGTCGCGTCATAGTATTTTTTCACGTATGTTAAACGTGTCTCCTTTGGATAGTCAGCAAAAAGCGTTGCCGCAATCATCATATACATAAACTGTGGAGTTTCGTAAATCTGTCCACTGCTTCTGTCCTGACACAAATACTTGTCTACAATTTGACGTAGGCCCGCATATGTGAAATCTTCATTGCGATCATGCTTGATATATGTGTTTAATTTTTTTAATTCTGTATCTGAATATTTTTCTTTGATTGCAGGATCATACACACCACGCTCAATGTTTAAATCAATTATTTCGGAAAGAGTTAAATGATCGTATCTACCGTATACTTGTTTTTGTAATCCGTATAGCAACAGCCTTGCCGCCGCGTATTGATAATTTGGTGATTCTAAACTGATTAAATCGTTTGCACTTCTAATTAAAATGTTTTGAATTTCATCTGTTGTCATTCCGTCATAGAACTGCAAGTCGGCGTTCATTTCAATTTGTGATGCACTCACTCCTGTTAAATCGTCACACGCTTCTTCTACAACAAAATGAATTTTATCTAAATTTAATTTTTCTTTTCGTCCATCTCTTTTTGTAATTAAAATCTCATTAGATGCGTTCATAATGTCCTCTTTCCTATATAATGTGTATTCCTGTGTAGTTGAGTATTTACTATCTTTAAGATAATTCAACTACTTCCTGGCAAACAATCGTTTCCGACAGTTCACTACTTATCACAATAGAATTGTTTTCGTAGTCTATGATAGTATTATCAACTTCAACTAAATTATAATATCTTTGTGACAAATGGTCTATACTTATTTTTATCAAAACAGGCTGTTTGGAAAACCTTGTGGTTAACTTCAGGGTCCATCCTATCATAAGGGGTATAGCGACGGGACAAAACCGGTTTTCCTTGAGTATCTCCCATGGCGTCGGCCATTCTTGAGAATTGTATTGATTCAAATACTTTTGTGTTGTCGGTGCCTGATGCCAAAACTCTAATGTCCTACGAAAGGGGTCTTTACAATCTTCGAGTGTATTTCTAAAACTACGCCATTGAGAAATTCGATCATCGACGTTTGTGTCTAAAAACATTTATGCAAAATAACTTAGAGCGTATGTTAATGTTCCTGTGCCGTTTCCAATTGGATTTCTATATTTTATCAATAGTGTTTCACTTCCACTAGTGCTGTCAAAGTCATCTAGATTAGCACTCCATTCAACATTACCATCACTGGTTCCTGTATGACTATAGTTGTCAGTAACATTAATGTCGTTTAAATTAAGAGTAATTGTTAGTCTACCCTGTCTTGTAGTATCTTGGCTTGTTCCTGTTTTTACGATAAGGTAATCAACATAAATTATCTTGTCTTTTGTAAATGGCACCTTAATAATTGCTGTTGGTGCATCTCTTTCAGTAAGATTCTCAGTTTTAATTCTTGATTTGGTGTAATGGTATCCATCAACATTAGGTTTGAATGGTACAGCACTCAAAGCACTCTGATTTACAAAAGCGTCTCTCTCAAAGAAATCGCCAATGGATTCACACAAGTCATTGGCAAATTTAATAACGCTGTCCTGTGGTGAATTTTGTCCATTGCTGTTGTTGCTTACATCCAAGAAAGCATTTCCAATAGTTGTATGTCCCCATGGTTTAACTGTTGCATTTGGTTTATGAACTGCAACACCAAAATCATCTATCTTGTCAAATTTGTTACCTTTGATAATAAATTGTCTTGGACCTTGGCTTTGGCTTCCTGTTCCACTGCTGGTTCTACAAAGGTCAATACCAACATGACCAAAGTGGAAATATGATTCGCTAACTGTGATAGTTTTTACATCATGAATACTGTATATACCGATACTTAACTGTTGAAACTCACAATTTCTAATTATATTATTTTCACTAGTTAGGGCACCAAGTCCTCTTATGTTAATACCAACTTGATCGATATCTAATCCATCTAGTGTACTCCACTTGCCTCTAAATTTACAATTCTCAATTAGACTTTCTGTCATGTTATCCATGTAAAGCATCGGAGCATATCTAATTGTATTTTCGTCATTGTCAAGTGTGATGCCTCTGATTTCTATTTTCTGAGGTCTACTAATGTTTTGCATACTTGCAAATGTAACATAAGATCCAGGTGTGCTGTTACCACCAACTGTTTGAAATATTGCTTTGCCTGTTGGAGTTAGTTCACTTGGATCAGGGAACATTCTAATGATTGTTTTGTCTGGACCATCACCAATAATATTTGCGTAAGGTGGAATGTAAATGGTTCCAATAATTTTGTAAACACCCGCTTCAAACTTCAAAGTTCTTCTAGAAACAGGATTAAACTTATCTGCACTGTTTAGGAAAATTTGATCAATGGCTCTTTGAATTGCTACTGTGTCATCTGTGGTACCATTACCTAAAGCACCAAAACTTTTTACACTTACTATATCATCAAGTCTATCTTGCAGTGTTCTTTTTACAGGGTCATTTGCAAATTCACCTGTTTGTACAGAAGCATCTGTGTTACCTTGGAATTCGTATTGATCCAGTAATTCAAAGATATTAGTTTTTTCAGTAAGAATTTCAGTGTTACCAACAGCAGGAGCACCTTCATCAACACTACCGTTACCTATATAAAGTTTTTGTGTATCGATTGCCCAGCCAAGTTCCGCACTGGCTAGTTGTGGTAATCCTGTGATTGTTTCCTTACCACGTCTATGCTGAATCTTTGAAATCTGTACGACTGCCACTGTATTCTCCTAATCTATAACACTATTTACCAATTAGAAGTGATGATTAGTATAGTAGTCTTCAACACGTTTTAGCCATTCATTGCACCAATGTTCAAAATCGCTTGGTTGAAGGTCAAACTGCTGGTATTGACAGTCTCTACTGCACATAAACACGTGACCTTCGTTTATATCAGTGCCATATACAGCGTTATGTGCCATAGCGTATGCGGCTAACTGTAGATAGTAATCCTCAACCCATTCTTTTTTCTTGGGTTTATTAGTTTGTTTGAAGTCCATTATAGCAGGCTTACCCTTGTAAACACCCACAAGGTCAGTGGTTCCTGAATACATATGCGGATAATAAAGTGCCTGTTCAATACCCCATATTTCAT